ACAGCGGCGAAGATCACCGGCACACAGTCCAAGGTGGTCGCGATGAACAGCGCTGTAGCGGCGCAGACCGGTTTTCTCACACGGAACAGGTCTGTTTTCCAGCAGGCCGGTTATCAGGTCGGTGACTTCGCGGTTCAGGTGCAGGGTGGCACGTCAGCCCTTACCGCCTTCACGCAGCAGGGTTCGCAGCTTCTCGGTGTGTTCGGCCCGTTCGGCGCTATTCTTGGCGCGGCCTTGGCGGTCGGAGCGCCGCTTGCCGGGTATTTTCTGGCGACCGGCGAAGCAGCCGCTTCTTTGGAAGATCAACTGAAGGCGCTGAAAGAGAGCATCCAAGCGGTTCAGGAGGCAAATTCTCTATCCGGCGTCGATATGGTGGCCGAGTTTGGGGCCATGGCGAGCGAGGCCAAGAAGGTCTTCGAGATCAACCAGCAGATCGCCGCGATCCGCGCGCGGTCCGCCCTGGACAATGCCGCGCGCGGAATTGCCGGGGAACTTGGGGTCGCCGGTGTGTTTGGGTTCACTCCCGAAGAGATCAGGGAACTAGACCAGACGATTGGCGCTGTTCAGTCCCGAATTCAGGAAATCCAGAACGCAGGCGCTTCTAATCTTTCCGATAGCCAACTGGCCGCAACCAATTCGGAGCTAGAGCGTCTACAGCAGAACAGTGACAAGTTGAATGAGGTGAAAGATAACATTTCCGACCTTGAAGAGGCTTTAGGGATCACGGAAGACGAAGCCAGAGGGGTTGTTGAAAAATTCGCAGCCATTGGGCAAGCAAGAGGGCCGGAAGAGCAGGCTCGGGCCATATCCGAACTTACAGAACACATACACGGCGCGTCTAACGGACTTTCTGAAGCAAGCGATGAGGGGAAGGCCCTCTATGACCAACTCTTGGAAGCGACAATCCAAGCGCTGAATCTCGCGAAAATTGATGTTGCGTCGAACATCGGCGCAGGTGCGAACGAGGCGGCTCGGCTTGCCGAAAACCTCGGCATTTCACTGGAAATTGCGGGCCGTTTGGCAAATGCGCGTGCCGCTGCGGCTAGGGCGAACGCAGTCAATAATAATGGCCTTGACGCCGAAGACCCGCGCAATCCGAACAACACCCGCGCGACGGTTTGGGATCAGGGCTACGACACGACGCCGTGGAGCGGTCGCCCCCAGCCCAAAGTAAGCACCAGCGGGGGAAGATCAGGCAGCGGTGGGCGCAAGAGTTCGCGCGCCGGATCAGGTCGCGGCGGCGGTCGCCAGCAGGAACCGCTGTTCAGCATCGCAGAGAACGAACTGCAAAAGCTGCGCCAGCAGATTGACATGCTGGGGAAGTCCAAAAGCGAAGTGGCCGCGCTGACCGTCAAGCATCGTCTGCTTGAAGAGGCGAAAAGGCGCGGTCTGGATATCACCGAAGACCTTACGCAGAAGATCGACGCAGAGGCCGCGAACGTCGGCAAGCTGGCCGAACAGTACGATCTCGCCCGCGACAAGATCGCCGCGATGGAAAAGGTGCAGTCGGAGTGGAAGGACAGCATCATTGACGCGGCCATGGGCGGCGCGAACGCGATGGATCAGTTCACCAACAGCATCAAGCGCGCGGCGCTTGAATATTTGCTGTTCGGGGAGGGCATGTTCGCAGGCGGCTCCAAGAGCCAAGGCGGTTTCGGCGGATTGCTGGGCGGCATCTTCGCGGGGATGTTTGACGGGGGCGGGCGCATCCCCTCCGGCAAGTTCGGAATCGCTGGCGAGAACGGCCCCGAGATTATCCGAGGCCCCGCCATGGTCACGTCCACGAAGGATACAGCGAAGGCTATGGGCGGCGGCGGTCAAATGGATGTGCGCGTGTACGTCGATCAGGACGGCAACTGGCAGGCCAAGGTGGAGCAGATCAGCGGTGGGGTTGTGCAGCGCGCGGCCCCGGGCATTGCTGCGCAGTCCGTAAACCGGGCGCAGGCGTCATTCCGCAACAGCAAGTCGGGATGGACGCCATGACGGACGTAATCGCATGGCCGCCTTTCGGTCTGACCGGGTGGGAATTGGCAGAAATATACCCGCAATCGCGCTCTGTGGGGCTTATCGAAGGCAGGCCGCGCACATCATCGGCGCAGCGGGCGCGGCGCGTGGCATCAGCCAACGTGGCAGGATACGGTCCAGACCAAGCGGGCGCGGGATATGTGCGGATGCTCAATCGAATGTGGGCAGGCGGGCCGCAGCTTGTGCGGGTTCGGTGCCGCCCATGGGGGCTGCAAGGCCCGCGAGGTGATCTGCGCAATACGATCCTAGAGTGGACCGCCGCCGGGGCGGATCTGCTTTGGACTGAGGGCGGAACGCCTGTTGAGTGGCGCATGGGCGAATATGGAGCCAACGCCTCCCCTGCGACAGATGGCGTTTGGCATGGGCTTACGGTTACTGGCCTACCGCCTTCGCAGATTGTGGCGCGGCCCGGTGAGCGCGTCACCGTCACAGGGGCGACGACTGAGGCGGCTTATGTCCTGAAAGTCGCGCGGACTGATGCGACAGGCGCAGCACTGGTCCGCACTGACAAACCGGAGGCCTTCACGGTTTCGGGCAATGTGGTGTTAGGTGACGCGGAGAATATCGTCTTTGAGGCCGTCAACGTGCCCCGGGCCATCAAACCGATTTCAGGGGACTACGGTTTCCAATGGGACTTTCGCGAGGTCTTTGAAGACGAATATCCTGACGGCTGGATGGAAGTTAACCCATGGTCCTGAAGCGCGGGGCCTCGGTAGCGCTTATCAAGGCGCTGACCGGGCACTTCTATCCGGTGTTGCTCACCTATGCCGACTGGCCGGGGGAGACAGTGCGCATCCATACGGGTGTGGGGACGCTGGCGTGGAATGGGCAATCGTGGCTTGGCGCGGGCAAGCTGGTGCAGTTTCAGGCACCTGAGGAAAGCACCGGCATCGCCACATCGGAGGCGAGCGTTCGCGTGGCGGCGACTATCGAGGGGATGCTGGCAGAGCGGGGCAAGATCATCCGCAACCGAACGGTGACGGTCTGGTTCGGAGTGACGACCGAGCCGGGGGGCAACGTGCTGGCGCAAGAGCCGGTGCAGTTGTTCAATGGGTACTTCGACAGCCGGTCAGGCACGCTCACACGCAACGGAGAGGACCAGATGCATGACATGGTTCTGGGCCTCGGCACCGGCCCCAGCGCCCGGTCGGCGGCCTCTGTGACACATAGCTACGAAGCGCAGATTGCCCAGTACCCGACCGATACGGCGGGGCGGCACGTCCAGAACGCGAACAAGCATCTGTACAACCCCCAGCGGTGGCCCGAGTAACACCACAGCAGGCGCTGTCAGCCTGTCTCAGCGCCATGCGAGAGCCATTCGCGTGGGGTCTACGGAAAGACTGCACGGTTGCCTGTGTGGCCTTCGCGCGACTTCACGGCGTCGATTCTCTGGCGACCGCCAGCCACACCTACAAAACGGCACTGGGCGCGGCGCGCATTCTCAATCGGTTTGGCGGATACGCGGGCTGGTGCGATGCCACGTTTGACCTGCCCCGAACGGACAGCCCCGGCCCCGGCGACCTAGCGCTGATCGAAAGCGCGGACGCGTTCGGCGCAGCCTTGGGCCTGTGCATCCAACCCGGTGAATTCGCCATCAAGACGGAGAGCGGAATGACGATTGCCCCGGCGACGATATTGAAAGGCTGGACGTGCCCTTCGTCTCTGCGCTGATTGCGTCTGCTACGACGGCCCTGACTTCAGCCGCCACAGCCCTCGGCTTCGGTGCAGCGGCGGGGACCATTGCCAGCTCCATCGTGCAATTCGGTGTATCTGCCCTGATCAACGCGGCCTTCACTGCGGTGTTTGGCAAGAAGCCTACGGCGCAGGATACCGCGAGGGAATTGGCCCAACAGACCACGGAGCCTGCCGTCCGCTTTGTCTATGGCCTGACCCGCGCAACGGGCACCCCGGCGGGCCTGCCGGTCAAGGGGGAGTACATTTACGGCGCGTGGATACTCAATTCCCGGGCTTCGGCCCTGCCAAACTTTACCCTGCATCTGGATAAGCGCGAAGTCATCCTGAGCGGCGATGCCTTCGACCTCTCCGGGCCGGGGGCCACGGCGACAAATGATCCCTTCAACGGCCATCTGAACGTTTGGATCAGCCGGGGCGATCATACCGCCCCCCCGGCGCTATTCCTGTCCGAAGCGGGCTATGCAGCGGGCACCGATGAAGACGGTTGGAAGGCATCCGACATTTGGTCGGGACTGACCGTCGTTTGGCTGAAGATCAAGGCGGGCGACCCGGGGAAACGGCAAGAACGCTGGCCCGCTTCTCCGCCTCTGGTGGAGGTCGAGGGGAAGTTTTCGCTGGTATTCGACCCGCGCACCGGAACCACGGCGTGGAGCGACAACCACGCCCTCTGCGTGCGGGACGCCTTGGTGAACCACCCGGTGCGGTCCTACCAGCCTGACCAGTTACACGAGTCCTTCGACGCTTACGGCCCGAACGTCTGCGATGAGCAGGTAGCGAAAAAGGATGGCACGACAGAGCCGAGGTACATCGCCGCCGGAACCGTTCGCTTCGATGATGGGGAGATTGAGGACCAGTTGAACCCGCTGATGGTCAGCGGGGCGGCTGACTTCATCAGAGTGGGTGGCACGCTGGGATATGCGCCGGGGGAGTACCGCGCGCCCGCCCTGACGCTGGATTATCTTCTTGGCGACGGAATCGAGTTTCCCGACATGCTGCCGGGCGCTGAGTTGGTCAACCAGTTGCGCGTGTCCTACCTCGCCCCGGAACGCGGATATGAGACGGCAGATTTGCAGCCGTGGAATATCCCCGACGCGCTGACTGAAGATGGCGGCGTTCCGACGGTCAAGACCTTGGACCTGCCGTTTTGCAGCAGCGCCACGCAGGCCATGCGCGTGAGGAAGATTGCGGGGCTGCGATTGCGGCGGCAAAGCCGGATCACGGGCGGTTCTCTACCCCCAGAGGCGTTCGACCTTATCGGCGGGTCTACCGTCAGCATCGCACTGCCTGCGCCCTACAACGCGCTGGATGGGGTCTACGAGGTTGAGGGTATCCATCCCGGCCTTGACCCCCTCGGGGAAAACGAAGGCGTGGCTCTGCGGATGCCAGCCGCATTGGTGGGCCATGGGGCGGAGGTCTACGCATACGACCCGCAGGTCGATGAGGAAGAAGTCTATCACGAACCATACGACGGCACTCGCGCGGCCACGCAGCCCCCGGGGGCTATCGCGGTCACGGTTGGCGATGGCGTCAATATGGAGACCGGCGGGCCGATCATCCCCCGCATCCGGTTCGCCTTCGATCCGTCGCCCTCCATCGTACTGTCCTACGAATACGAATACCGCCTCGGGGGTGGTGCCTACACGACCGGGGGGTTCATCGACCGCGACGTGCGCGATGCGGCTGGCAAGGTCTTCGGCTTCATCAACGTCACGACCGGTGCGACATATGACATTCGTGTTCGGGCCATCAGCAGCGGCGGCGCGTCCGATTGGGTTGAGGTCACAGGCGTCATCCCTGCGGTCACGATCAATCTGGATATCCCCGTTGATGGCGCTGCGACCGGCAGCAGCAACTCAATCACCGCCAGCTTCACAGCGCCGAATGACCCGGAATTTCGGGCCATGGAAATTTTCGGATCGGACACAGACGACGTGAACGCTGCGACCGCTCTCGGCCCTCCAATCTACACCGCACAGAATAGCCGCGTGAACGTGACGGAATCCGGCTTGGCTGACAACCAGCGCCGCTACTACTTCGCCCGCTCTCGTGGCGACTACACCAACGTATCAGCGTTCACCGCGAGCGTCACAGCAGTAACCAACCCATCCGTTTAGGGGATAATTAAACATGCCAGCACCTTACTTTTTTTTACGCACCACTGGTACGAACGAAAAAAACGCCAAAGTTGAAGACCTTGCAAACGGCATCAACGCGCCGCTCAAAAGCCTTTTCGATGACATCGTGGGTGTTGATGGCAGGGTGTCCGCAGTTGAGGGAACGGCTATCTCCGGCGTCACCCGTAAAGAGGCTGCCGCCTGCGCCACCACGGCGAACATCACGCTATCGGGCGAGCAAACAATCGACGGCGTGGCCACAAGCGCAAGCCGGGTACTGGTGAAGAACCAAAGCACGGCGGCGGAAAACGGCATCTATGTCTCGGCGTCCGGTGCGTGGTCGCGGGCTGCTGATATGGACGCGGCGGGCGAGGTGCAGGGCGCTGCGGTTTACGTCACAGGTGGCACGGCGGGAGCGGGTAAGACGTTCTACACAGGCTCCGAAGTCTCGACGCTTGGCACCGATGCGATTGCCTGGGTGGTTTCTGAGGATCAGGGGGCGTTGCAGGCCGAGGTGGCTCGTAAGGCGAACAAGGAGCAGATTGACGCTTATGAGCAAATACCGCACCCGCGCGCAGAATTTGTTCTGACAGATGACGATGGAAATGAAGTTGCCCGAGTTGACGCTTCGCGCATTGATCACCCTCTAATTCACCAAATGGAAAAGTCGATTGAGGAGAGCGCGGCCAAAGTTGTGCCGATCTCAAATGACGCTTCTGGTCGAAGCTCCTTCGCTATCGTAGATGGGGACGGAAATCTTATCTGTGAGATTGATGCGGACCATATTCGGCACCCGTCAATCAGCGGGAGCGGTGCGGATGCAGCGGGGAGTAAGGCGTCCAGCGTCCGCACGTCCCGTGTTTTCGAGCCGCGTGACAGCATTTGGGATAGCATTCAGCTTTTATCCGGCGTGGCGATGGCTGCTTGCATGGGGCAGTCCAACTCCCACGGCAACGACGCAACCCCCGTAATTTCCACATTTGGCAGCGATTGGGCTAAGATGTTTATCGGCGGTGTTCGGCCAAATGATGCGCGGACGACCCCAATTCGAGGCGCTTTTACAGCACTAAGCGAATTCGCTAACGGCACCATTGGGGAAACATCAGCGTCCGGTGCCGCAAAGGCATTCTCGCAATTCATGCTGGATGAAGAGGGCGTTGACCTCTCAGCCGATGAAGCGGCAATGTTTTTTGCTAACCACTCTGCACCGGGGGCAACCATTGAGGCTGGGATTGCCTCTGGCACTACTGCTTTTAACGATATGGCACAATCTATGAACCTTGGGTCAAGTGTTGCCAACACTGCGGGACAACCTTTTAGTGTAGCTGCGTTGCTTCTTGATATTGGTGAAAGCAACCAAAACAACGGCACCACTCAGGCCGCCTATGTTACCCTGAATACCACACTCCGAAGCGATTTGGAGGCACAGGCGCAAACCTACGGCCTCGCGCGCCCCTTGCCGGTGTTTATCAATCAAATGAATACGATTGTTCCCGGCCCTACGCCCGCGCCCGTGGATGGCTCTGTGGTGCCTGCCATCGCGCTTGCACAACTGCAACTTGCTCAGGAACAGGACTATTTCTGTCTGGTCGGCCCGTCATACCATATCCCCTATGTGAGCCTGTCCAACATTCACTATAGCGCCTATGGGCAGCTATTGAAGGGTGCTTACCTTGGCCGCGCCATGAAACGATGGCTAGTGGATGGGATTAAGCCGCGACCCGTCGCTCCCTTGTCTGCATGGAAGCAAGGCAATTTCGTGATGGTTAAGATGGACATCCAAAGCCGGACGCCGCTGGTAATCGACAACGCTGCCTTCCCTGACGTGCAGGATAGCGGTGTGCAAATTGTGGACAGCGGCGGCACTGCACTGACAATCAATTCTATCACAGTAGCGTGGGGCGATACGCTCGTAATCGAGGTCGCAAGCGGAACGCCCGCCACTTTCCGATATGGATGGATCGGTGTGACAGACGGGAGCAATTTGGGAAAACTGCAAGGCTGCGTCCGCGACAGCGAAGGCGACCATGAAATCTTTGACCCTGCCGGGGCGGCGTATCCGCTCCATAACTGGCTTGTTGCCTGCGAGGAGACAATTCTATGACCATTTTGAAGATCAACATCGGCGGCACCGGCGGCCAGCTTGGTAAATATACGCCTTTGCCACGGTTAGGTGGGGCACTCTACGCAGGATACCTTCTCGGCACAGACTATCATGCGTCAGATGCCTTTGGTGGCTCTAGCGTGGATGACCTTTCTGGCAACGGTCGGAGCCTGACGGCTACGGGCGGCGCGTATGATGTTGACCATATGGTGGCGAACGGATCAAACTTTATGGAGGCTCCATTCACTGATGATGATCTATTTGGCCTGAGCGGCTGTACGATCATCACAGTTTCTGCGGCGGTAAGTGGCGTGAGCAATATCGAAGCTGGCACGTTTTCATTCCCAGCAGACGGGAAAAGGGGGATTGCGTTAGGGCAATCCTCAGATGCCGCAAAACCACTTACATCCTACAACTTTCAAGGCGGGCCGCAGGTTGACTTGAATGGCGGTCTTGCGCGGTCGAATTCTGTATTCGAGTTTCGAGCAGCGACCTTTTCGCCATCTGGCGGCATGGTTTACCGCCAACGAAACGACATCGCAACAGCGCAGACCGCCGTCACCGGGTCGGGACACAACATCCTGCTTCCCCAAAGTGTGCGGATCGGCCAGCCAAACGTAGGGTCTGGGTTTGACGGCGCATCCAAAATTGCCGCAGCGCTTTTTGCATCGAAAGCCCTTAACCCAATACAGCTTGATGATGCGTATTCTGAAATGAAGGCGCTGATGGGCCAGTTCTCATTGGTGATCTAATGCTCCCCCTCTGCGAAGCCGTCAGCCGCCGCCTCTGCCGCTGGCTGACGGGCTGGGACATGACGATCTGCGCCTACGCATGGTGGCGTCGTGACCGCAATCTTCACAAATCATGGGGTTAGCGAATGACACGCGAGAATTTCTCTATCGTCCAGCCTTGGGTGCTTGCTCACGAAGGCGGGTATGTGAACAACCGCAAAGACCCGGGCGGGGCCACCAACATGGGCATCATCCAGCGAACCTATGACGCCTACCGCAAGTTGATCGGCTTGGCCCGGCGCAGTGTCAGGTACATCACCCCGACCGAGCGCGACACAATCTATAAGACGCAGTTTTGGGACAAGGTGTTAGGCGACCGCCTGCCTTCCGGCGTTGATTATGCGGTGTACGACTTCGCGGTTAACTCGGGCGTCAAGCGGGCGTCTGAATACCTGCAACGCATCGTTGGCGTTCGGCAGGATGGTATCATCGGCATGGAGACCTTGGCGGCGGTAGAAGCAATGCCCGCTGGCGAGGTCATAGAGCGTCTGTGCCGCGACCGGATCGCGTTCATGAAGCGCATCCGGCACCGCAGGACGAACGCGCTCTTGTGGAAGACCTTCGGGAAGGGCTGGACCCGCCGCGTCATGGGCCGGTGGGAAGGCGTTCAGGAAGGCGACCATGGCGTGATCGACCGGGCCACGATGCTTGCGAACAAGGCTCAGCTCATCCCAGCCCCGAAGATCCTCAAGGACGGTTCCGGCGCACGGGCGAACGGTCCATCCAGTTTCTGGGCGGGCATCATCTCGGCGCTGCGTGCGCTGTTCGGGCGGTGACGTATGGACCCGTATCTTGTCACCTTCATCATTCACCTGATCGTCGTCCTTGGAGCGGCGGCCATCATCGCGCTACTGCGCTGAAAGGATTGCCATGCGTGAGTACATCAAGCCACGAAGCCTGACCTTCTGGGCGGGACTTATCTCCATCGCCTGCGGCGTCCTGCTGGGCATTCATGAGGCAAACCCGCTGGGCTGGGGGCCTGACGCCCTGATCAACATGATCGGCACGGACACGTCGCCTGCCATGCTGGTGACAACTGGCCTCGGCCTCATCGGCATCCGCCGGAAGCTGGGCGCATGAGCGCGCTTGGATCGAAGCTGCGGCGGCTTGAAGGTGGCAAGGTGGCATTCAAATGCCCCGGCTGCAATCAGGTGCACCATGTGACCGTGGACGGTTCACGCGGATGGACCTTCAATGGCGACGGGGACAACCCAACATTCTCGCCTTCCGTCTTGGTAAATGGCACAGTGCCTATCTCCGACGAACAGCACGCGCGGATTATGGCAGGTGAGAAAATCACGCCCGCACCGTTGGTTTGCCACTCATTTGTCACCGATGGGCGCATTCAGTTTCTGAACGATTGCACCCACGCGCTGGCTGGGCAGAACGTTGAGTTGCCAGACTGGGGCGGCAAGACATGACCCGCATTGTCATCACGGTGTTGGCGCTGCTGGCGCTCACCCTCGGGGCCTACTGGCTATTGGACCGCGACGACCACCTGCGCGACGAAATCAACCGACAGAACAGCGAAAGGACCATAGGCGATGCGATACGCGATAGCGATGCTGATACTGCTTGGCGCGACCGGCTGCGTGCGCGGGAGTGACGCCGCGTTCTGTGGCCCCGACTTCACCGGGGCCGTTGACCGGCTGGCAGAAGCCCTCCCGCATCCTGACACGCCCGATAGCGTGGGGCAGGCGGGAACGGCTGTCGTGCTGGGCCATGATGCAGGGTGTGCCTGACGTGACGCGCTCACCCGATCCGCATTTCGTGCGGCTGGCTACGATAGAATACTTCGCGGCGGCGGCGGTGTTCGGCTGGGGGCTATGGTTGCTGGTATGGGGATCTGACAGCGCCATTTCGTCGGCGGCGTTCGCCTATCTGCGGGCCAGCGTAGAAGGCTGGGGGTTTGGCCCCGCATGGCGCGTGCTTGGCCTTCTCGGCATGGCCTCCGGCGTTCTCTACGCCATTGCGGTGAAGATCAACGGGGCGGGAATGATGTGGACGCCTATCGTGCGCGGGACCACGTGCGTCGGGGCCGTCATCTTCTACGCGAACCTTGTCTATTCAATCATGCAGGTCCAACCATCAAGCACAGGCGTCTATAGTTACGCGACCATTTCCGTCTTCTACGCCTGCTTGTTCGTCGCGAACCTCGACCGTTTCGCAGTGTCTCTTGTACTGATTTGGGAACGGCTTCGTGGACTGGATACCTGATGCAATTTCAGCGTTTGGCGCAGTATTCGAACTGATCGGTTTGACCGGCCTCATTCTCATTCTGGCGACCGCGCTCATTGCGTTCTCGGTCTGGATGCACGGCGGGCGCGCCACGGAAAAGCGGATTGCCGAGGTTGTCACGCCCGTCACCTGCCAGTGGGGTGATAATGAGCGCAACCGACTGAACCGGCTGGCAGAGCAGGTCGAGCGCATGGCCGACAACATGGAGCGCTCTGCCGAAAGCGCGCAGCGCATGGAGCGCGACATCATCCGTATCTCTGCCATCGTCAGCAGATCTGACGGGATGCCGACCCCTTACAGAAACACACCACCTGAAACGAAAGGATAGCCAATGTTTATGCTCGTTGCGTCGTTCTGCGCCTACGTCGAAGGCGTTGGAACGGTTTGTGAAAACAGGGTACTGGAAGCGCTCGGCCCTGCTGAATGCGGCATCATGGTCTCACAAGTTGTTCGCGCGATCCAAAGTGATCTAGCAGAAAGACAAGCCCCGCTTATCGGCATCGCCGTGGGGTGTATGCCGCAAGCAGAAGCGTAG